TCTAGTTTCTGCGGCGAATGCAGCATCGCTCGCAGCCGTAATTGAGCGACGAATCGTAGCCTCCCGCGCGGCAAGCTGATTTCTGGCTCTTTGAATCCCATTTCGCTGTTGGTCAATTCGTAGTGCCCTGGTGCCTGTTTGCATACTTTCGAGAGATTGCTGCTGTTGAGCAAGTCTCCTCATCAGACCCATACGTTGACCAGCTAGCTGAGCCTGTGCAGCCTCGTAATCGTGACCAGCACGAGAAAGTGTCGCAAAGTCACGACCAATATGTCTAAGTGTACGAGTAGCCTGATCGCTTACTCGTACAAAGTAGACAATTTCTCTCGCGCTAAGTGCCACTCGTCTCAGTCTTTTCCATTTCGGCCTTTTCCATCGAGGCTCGAACGTCCAAGACTCTCTCCATTCTGACTATTGCAGGGCCGGGTTGTTCGCATAGTCCCCCTGCGTATGGCAAACAATGCAATTCCGTACACAGGGAGACTATACGAATCCAGTAGATTACTTCCTTGATTAACTCTCCGGAGTAACCTCTTCGTTCTGCCCATTCCGGCGACTGTGAGAGGATGATGTAGCAGCATGCGGAAAATCCTCAAGTGCTTCATCATCCTCCTGATTCATTTCATCAATGTACGTCTCGATTTCCTGAGCAACCTTCGGATCAAGAATACTGAACGTCATCGGATTTCCGAAGTCCAGCTTATTATCCTGATCGTCAGTCAAGTTGTGATCGACAATGCAATGCTTGAATTCAAACTCTCTCGTCCAACGCTGAGCAGACTCCAAATCGAACTTCTGTGCAACGTTCCGCTGATTCTTTCCAGTCGGAATAGTCTGAGAGGTTCTGAATGCATTGTCCCGTCTCTCCAACATCTGAGAGTATGAGAGTGGTTTTAGATCGACGTACCCACCCTCCACAGAGCGGAGATTCTTCCTAGTAGTCTCCTGACTGACAGTTGCCTTTGGCATTTCTCTCCTCTTTCTCTTGCTAGGTTAGATTCGCTGCGGACTTGACGTGAATCTCGTATGCGTCGCCACCTGCAATACCAATGACTCGTCCAGTAACGCGAGCCATGATGATATCTCCCATCCCAGGTAGATCAACCTCATACGTATCGTAGTTAGAGCGGTTAGCCTGAATCTTGACACCATCAGTAGCCGCCGTAAAGTCGCCGACTCCCTGAGTGGATTCAAGCTTAATCGCCTTCTGCGTAGTGTTCTTGAAGTTGACGTACTCGGTCTTATCCTCGAAGTCCAACTCAGTTTCGTAGCTTGCCTCAGTCTCACCCATCGAGACGTAAGAAGCAGAGCGATCCTTGCGGATACGATTCTGAGCATTGCCGTTATGATTCGCGCGGAACGTGAATCCGTTGAAGTTAGTCGATGCAGCACCGAACGTTGGAGTCGTTCCAGCAGCAGCAACAAAGATCGCATGTGCATCGGCACCAAGCAAGTCCGGACTAGTCCAAGTAGGTGTACCGATTGCAACCGGATCATCCTGATCGCTCAAACCGATCATGTTGAGCGTAACACGGAGAACAGCATCCTCAATCGTAAATTCGTAGCCAGTCACAACGCAACCGGCATAGCCGAATCCAAGACCGTTACGAACAATAGTGATAGATGCAGTTCTAGCACCGCTGCCCGGAACGATGGAAGCCGTCTTATTCGGCACATACTTGTAAGTGTATGGCCCTGTGCCAGTCTTGGTAATCGTATGACGCGAGCAATGCAGGAAGTATGGGAGGAAGTTGGTATCTACCTCCATTGTGATATCACCCTCGATGTGGTAATACCCCTGCTTTACATCGCTTACCATCACCTGCTGACGAAGCTGCGGAGAGTAGTACCGATCCTCATTGTAGCGAAAGCTCTCGCTTAGAATCGGAACCCAAACCCCTCCAACAGTTGAGGTATCAAGGTAGGTGCCTACAGTAGTCTCATGTGCAATGAATACTGCACCACCACCACCGAGTCCAATCGACATTAGGAGTTGTCACCCCCTCCCTTCAAGTCAGTAGTACCACTCACTTCGATATGAGCTGAATCCTTCAACCCATCCTTCAACTTCATCCCTGTGGAATCGAGATATGCCTGTTCCTCTTCCTCCGAAACCTTGCGAGAACTGCCATTCTTGAACACTCCAAGAGGATCAATGGCAAACTCGTAGTCTTTCGGAAAACCGGGATGATCTACCTTAATCGAGTAGCTCATTTAAATCGCTCCTGGCTTAGCCCTTCGTAGACCATACGTGTTCCGACTACAGCCTCGCCTTTCGGCCTGTTAAAGAAACCCTGATTCTCGTCTGAAACGTAACCGAAGATGAGGCGACCTCCTAATGTCATGCTTTCGTGCAGTTTGTCAGTAATCGCAGAGGTTAGCTCTAGATCCTCTTGAGTCCTCTGAGTGTGACGAATGGTGAGTTTCGCATGATACACCCATAGGTTCAGAACCAGCGTGAGATTGAACGTATGAGTTCCGTGGATTACTCGACTAATACCTTCGGGAGATACCAAAACTGCCGGATACTCCTTAATCAATCGCTCGCTTCCAAACTCCACAGTGGCTAGTCCCAATACGCCTGCTTCTTCATCGAGGAAGTCTTTGACGTATTGAGCTAAATCCTGCTGAGTTGTGAAGAGTGTGCCTTCTGCGATTGTTGGCATTAGAATCCAGGCCCGAATCTTGGACCTCTCGGCGTTCTGAACAAACGCTGAGCGAATCCGGTTTTCGGATTGATGACGACTTCAAAGGCATTGTCCACGAATTCGTCCATGATATCGAAGATCACAAACTCTGCATCTTCGCTGACTCCAATGAATGAACGCCTTGGCAGAGGATTCTCGCCTACACCTTCTAGATCAGTAATTCCTTCTGCTCCTAGTGTAGCCTTGAGTCCCTCAGTTCCAGCGAGCATTCGATTGTCGAGTCCCTCTTGATGCCACAGCCAGCGATCATTTGAATCACCGCGTCTATTCGGGACACGCCATTCTGCTGTATTTGCAAAAAGCTCGTGACCAGTGACTTGCCATGAGAGTCGGTTAAGTACCGCTCTCATCATGTTACCAGTCTGTACGAGCAATCCGCCTACGTTTGTTCTTTCTCCTACGTCTCGGTAATTCCAAGACCACCTGCGCCAAGGGCTTCCGCCTGGATCGTGCTTTCCTTCAAAGTTACTCCGGATATCACGAAGCACAACTTCCCTAGCTCCTGCAAGTGCGGGAGCAAACGATGTAAGTGCATCAGCAGCAGTATTCAACTCTTCTGCAATTACGATCGGATCAGGACGCCATTGTGTCCGGACGGAAATTGGCACTACTTCTCCATTGCCATTGTGAAGTATGGCCCATCAGTCGTATCGTCAGGCCAGAACTTTAGGATGGAAGCATCGTCTCCTGGTACTTCTACCAAGTCGATTGTTCCAGCCCTTAGCTCCATGATGAGAGCCATTGCTTCATTGTACTTGACTTGTGCATACTGTGGATCGTCAAGGGAATCTTCGCTGTATCTCTGTCTGTAGTAAAATGCAGCAATGAGGCGACCCGCAATAGCTCTGATTAGCTCAGGCGTATTGGTAGGTGTATCCCATCCTGCAAGAACTACAGGTTCGTAGACACCACTCAGATATCCCTTGACGATCCTTTCTGCGTCTCTTTCAAGTGCAGGGTCGATCGCATCATCTACCTCCAATTTATCGGTGGGCAGATGAACGTTTACATCCTCTAGATCAGCTAGAGCCACTCTTCTTTCCCGATCCAGAATCCACTACATCAGCAAGAGAGCTTTCAGTAGTAGGTGCGAATGTAGATCCGCCAGTTGCCATTGGCGCATCCTCCATTTCCCGCGCCTTATCCAAATACCACTCACGCGGAGAACGAGTGTCACCTTCGGGCACCGGGAACTTCTCTTCACGAACAGCACCAGCATCAACTAGCTCCTGAAACTGCTCCTTTGAAAGCTTCAACTTAGAAGCTGAAACTTCCTCTCCCGGCATAACGGAGACAGGGTGAGCGTAGACACCATCCTCCGTTACCTCGGCGTCGTAGCGAATTTCACTCCAAGCGTAGTAAGCCATGAAATTATGTCACCCCCTCAGTTTAGAAAGCGCCCGATGAAAATGCCGTCTTGATGAGGTAGCCCGCAACGTTAGAGACGATCTTCAAATCGTACTTCATTGAAGTGCGAACGATATCGCTCTTGCGCGGTTCCTCACGCCAACGATCAGTCGGCCGAATTGTTCCATCCGGATACACCTGAGCAAAGGTCTTACCGAATGTCTTAGTCCGCTGACCAGGAGTAGCATCAGAAAGACCAAGCCAAACATCCTTACCCCAAAAGTCCGTGATGGACTCAGTTGCGTCGATGTTGTTAGCTGCATTGTATACCGAATCGGTAAGAATGATCTCACCCTCGAATCCAGTCAGAATGCGAAATGCATCCGGCTGTGCGAGCGAGAAGTTCTTGAACCGATCAACAATGCGAGGATGGTTCTCGATGTACGGAACTCCCATTGCAGGAATTGCAAGCAGATTCGGACGACGCCTAGTAAGACTCCAAACCTTCCGAATACCAGCCTGAATTGCACCAACAGGATCAGACGTAGAAGCAGTACCACCAGTGTAATCATCCCACTGTTGGGCACCCGCAAGGGTAACAGTGTTACCAACTGCGTAGTTAGCAGTATTGCGAGCAGCATCCGACGCCTTCTTTTCGTGACCAAGCAGAATTGCTCTAGTCACTAGCTCAGTTGCATCCCTCTCTGGATCAAGCTGCAAAGCTCCACCGAACACGGCATCAGCAAGACCACCCTGAGAAGTAAGCTCCTGCCTTTCCTCATCGTGAATTGGAGCCTGCAACGAATGCTCATGGGTCTGGAAAGTATCCTCACTCCACTTTCCACCCTTGACTTCATTCGCCACAGTACCCGGCTCACGGCGATCCTCGAAAATCAGCCAATTCGACCTATCGAATACACGATAGCGACCGGACTGAGTACGAACAGGGGTAATCGGAAAAATCCGAGTACCATAGAGCGTCTGATCCTCGTATCCAACTGAAAAGCCAGTTAGAATAGGATCACTGTAAAGAGTACCAGGATCATACATTTAGGTTATTTCACCTCCTTACTGCTTGCGACGTGCGATCATTACAGGAATGTAGTCGTCAAGCGCACCTGCGGCAGCAAGTGCAATTCCAAGCACCCAACGACCAGCAGTACCACTAGCCGTAATTACACGACCGTTTGCATCAATCTCAACTTCAACGCCCTTGGTGATTGCAGCACCAGCAGCGACTTCTGAGATTCCCTGCTCACGAACAGAAGCACCCTTACCGCGAGTTAGTTCCGAAGTGATAACTCCGAACTGAATAACGCCAAGTGGATAGTCAGTAGCGGCAGATACCTTCGTAACCTCTTCCGCATTGGAAGTAGCCTTCACAACGCGAAACTTCTCGCAAGCGGCTGCTAGATCGTAGCCCTTATCGAGAACGAAATTACCGTAGGCCATTTATATATACCTCCTTCCTATTCCACTGGCCTTGCGACACGGTACGCATCAAACATTGCAGGCTCACGCTTTGCAGCTTCCGTAACTGCGTCAGCGTAACTAAGCTTATCCTCATTCTGAATCGTGGTGACAAGCTCAGCGAAAGCCTTGCGGGGATTGTCAGACTCAGCAGAGAATGTCGAGCGAGTGCGAGAAGAACCCTTCTCACCAAACTCGACAATTCCACCATCTGCAATCGTATCGAGAACATCAGCAACGTCAGTCGGAGTGATCTTCTCACTGAACGACTTGAGAACCAATGCCTCAATCTTGTCAACAACCAACTGCGAAAAGCCACGAGTCGTCTTTACAACAGCGTCTCCATCCTTCTTTGAAAACCGCTCGTAATTCTCAGCGAATGCCTTAGCGGTATTCTCACGATCAACCTTCTCAAGACGCTGCAAACGTGCAAACTCATCAGGATATGCCTCAGCAAAAGCCTTCTTCTCAGAGTGAGCCTTTGCAGCATCCCGAAGAGGCTGAACCTCATCCTTCATTTCCGTGATAGCCTTGACAATATCTGCATCTGGATCAAGGCCAAGAGTCTCACGGAGCTTAGCATCAAGTTCCTTCACCTTAGCCTCCGGATCGTCTACAGGTGGAGTGTCTCTACGACTTCCACTTGTAATTGCTTTGTCATCACTTCCATCTTCGTCAGTTCGTGGAGCAGGTGGAGAACCAGTACCCGGCTCCGAATGCTCCAATTCCCTACTCTCGTTCTTATTCTCGTCTCCCACATTACCTCCCTTCTCTTCAAAGAGTTCCGAGAAGTTGATTGGAACCATCCCCTTAACCCAGGGGCGATTGGTGAGGCCACCACCAATGATTACGTCCTTGTGAACCTCCTTTGTGTGGGGATGCTCCCATTCATCGGAAATCTCGGTGGAAAAATACTTCCACTCGCCTTTCTCGATTTCTTCCTTTGCAGTCTCGGTGAAGTTTACACCGAACCACAGACCATCTTCACGAATATCGACTTCTCGAATCCAGCCGGATGCCTTACCGCCCTTTGCTGGATCAAGTCCATGCTCGTAATCAGTTGCAATTTCCTGACCGCGTACCTTGTTGTCGAAATTGCGCTTGTATCGAGCAGCGATATCCTGATCGACCGTTGTTTCCCCAAAAATTGGATGATCCCACGTATCGAAGGGAAATGCCTGAACCCAAACAATATCACCTTCTAGAGCCTCGGCAAATCCCTTCGTGGGAATGAGGAAATTGTGTTCGTGATTCATCTGACCTCGATTCAGCTTCGCGTACAAAGCTCTCTGCTGAGACTCTGCTGAGCCCTTAGATGCGTGACACCTACCATTTACTGAACCAGTGTTGGAATTCTTGACTGCCCAAGGCTTATCTGCTGGACAAGCATTCGTGTCCTTTTCAACCTTCCAAGGCACTCTTACCAACTACCTCCATTTGCTTCAACACTGTCTGAGTCGTCCACTTGAAATCTGCTGACTTAGGATCATTCAGAGCCTCAAGTAGAACCTCAGGCGATGCTTTGTCGTCTCCGTTCCAAATGTCTACTACTCTGTACAACTTACCTCGGGGAGTCACTACGAAACAGCCTACTAAGCCGTTCATAGTTCATGCTCCCATATTCCCCTGACCACCGTTGTTACCAACAGTGCTCTTATTACTGTTGTCTCCCACTCCCGAAATACCAGTTGCACCATTCTGACCACTCACTTTCGGTGCTGGCCTAGCTTCGGTCTTTCGTGGGGCACCCAACTGATCCCTTGCCCATTGCTCCAAATTGAGATCAGGAGTAACAATCTCCTTATCTACGATATTCGCAAGTGCGGCTCCCCATTGCTGCAAGTCCTTAGTCTCGCCAATGTTACGAGCCTTCATCTGCGGATATCGGTCTGTATCGAAATTCCATGCAACGAGCTTTGGAATCATATACAGATTGAAGTATGAGCAAATCAGATCAGCGACGTATCTAAGCGACTTCATAAATACGTCCTGCTGCGACTGTGAGGTTGCTCTACCACCACCTTCCGACATTCCGAGAAGTAGAAACTGTGCCATGACGTTCAGCATAATCATCGCATTGTGATGATCTGCTGATTTCAGAGCATCTACTGCATTGCCAGAAAGTTCCTTGAACCCAATCTCAAACCCAGGAGGCGCAACGATCCCTGCCTTTTCATTGGTTCTCAAATTCTGTACGAGAACCCACGCTGCTGCCGTATCCTGTGGAGTGAAGTTGGAAGGTAGCTTTACCTCAGGTACGCCAATTCCATGACGTTCCTTCTGGATCGCATCAATCTTGTAAAGATGCGTCTTGTAGTACCAATGAGGGTAAGCCGTTCTAAGTACCGACTTACCCTCAAGGTCCCCACCATCCCCGTTTAGGGTGAAGATGATAAGTTGGTCGATTGGAATTTCGACCTCCTCAACCTTCTTATCCGCACGAATGGCGTTATGCTTGATTCCTACGGGACCACCATTGTCGTCGTATTCAATCTCTCGGATCGTAGAAGCTGGGCGTGGGGCGAGCTTTCGCAACATCGTGTACTTCTTGCGATTTGCCTTTTCTCGTCTCGGTGCCCATTCTGCGGTAGTCGGAATGGGATTGAGAACTGAGTACCCATCTTCGCACATATGAAGAATGTGCTGTAGCGTTTGAAGCCAGGGAGAACCGAAGTTCCCGAAGATGTTGAAGTCGCAAAACTCTGCAATATCTACATCATCCTGATTCTCGCTTGCAGCCTCCATGAAGTAGGTAGCCCCAAGAACAGGCGTTTTCCACATACGCACAGAAGTATCAACAGCGGCATCGCCATTGAGCATTCTGTTGTACGTTGTGCGAGCCTGTTGCTTTGAAGCTAGCTCAGGAACAACCTCTTGAATCTTGACAGGCTGTGAAGAACCTAGCTCACTATCAAGTTTGGGAGGCTCGACGTGTCCGGTCGCAGTTAGCGAGGAACCGGAATCTCTCCGAAAACTAGGAACTTTGAGTTTAGCCATAAGTTATCGGAGAGTCCAATTTTATGCCGGAGTGATAAGTCAGGAAGCCCTCTGCTTCATTACGCGCGCCCGGACTGTACACGTCACTGAGGTTAGAGTTCGCACCCAGGATGAAATACTCATTAAAGAAGTATCTTAGAGCGTCAGGTCCATGATCGTCATAATCGTGCTGTCTTTCAGAAGGGTTCTTTCCTTCCTTCGGGTCGGGTTTTCTCAAACTCTCCATTTGTCGAATAAGGTCAGTACAGGAGTGGTCGATGAGAAGTTTGGGCTTTCCATTAGGCTGCAATTTGAGCCAACGCTTGACAGCCTCGATGCCCAAATCCCATCCGACTGGATTTGCAGCAACTCCGCGAAAATGCTGCTTTAGCGTCTCGACACCATCTGCTCCGCGAGGATCAGCGAAAATTCCATCCATGTGGAAACCATCAGGACTGCGACGTGCCTTCAAAGCAATGGCATGATCCCATGTAGTCATATGTGTAACCTGATACTCTCTCCAAACGTACACATTCTCCTCAGGATCAACCATAATGTCTAGACATACAAAAGGTGCAGAGAACCCGAAGTCAACGGCCCAATAGTTTCTCCAACTCGGGTTGTACTCGATGTTAGTAACATGGTACTGTTCATTCCACTCATCGTAGATTTTACCCACCATCGCTGTAAATTCAGCACCATACTCTTGTCGCCAATATGCCTCTGATGCAACACGTCTAATCCGCTGCAATTCTGGATCATCGAAGCCACCAGGGAATCTGTATGTATTCACCCATGTTGGAAGTCTCCATGACGCATAGTCGGGCTCGTCAGGACTTTGACCAAGATCAAACAGTCCCTTATACCAGTTGTATCCCTTTGGAGTCGATGGAAAAATTGCCCATCCACGTTTGTCTGACAACGCCGGCTCGACATACTGTTCCCACGTTTGCATAGAATGCCGAGCAGCCTCGGACATAATTACTCCGTCAAGTCCCTCACCCAATAGAGAGTCAGGATTAGTTGCTGAAACACACTCAAGAATCGTGTCCCAAGGAAATTCGATCCGCATGTCTCCTTGCTTAACATTATAGCTGATCTTGAGTTCCTTCTGCAATCCAAGTTTGCGTGTGAAGTTGTGATGGACGACACGGAACTCCTTTTCTGCCAACTTGTAGGTAGGTCCGCAAATCCAGTAGTAGCTCTCAGGAATGAAGCATGCCTCGGTCATCTCAACGCCTGAGAAAATGCTCTTTCCGAAACGCCTCCCACAGCAGGGGATACGGAAGCGAGCCTCGGATTCATGGATAGCCCGCTGTTCCTCAGAATGAGGCTTATACTTGATTTTCTCCCAAAGCTTGGACTTTGAGATAGCCGCAGTCTTACGCATGTGCGACTTCAAACTCTAGCGGACCGACTCTTGGTTCTTCCGGTAAAGCCTGGAAGTTGATGAATAGCTCGTAAGTCCCAACTTCCCATGTATCTGTATCGACTAGGCAGTATGCCCGCATTCCGATATTCGTCACAGGCTGAGCTTGCAGTTTCCAAGTGCTACCTGCGCCTCTCTTACGAACATCGAAAGTGGGATTCGATCCATCGAGTGTCGAGATACTACCAATGCGGTCGGTAATGTCAACTACGATGTTCTCCTTCGTTCCTACTGGAAGCACCGTTGTCATACTCTTCCCTCCTTTGCCAACCAACGTCTGTAACTCTTTGAAGTTGACAGCCTATTCTCCACCATCTTAGCTGTGTAGCGTCTGTATGAATTCCCTTGAAGTGCAACGATGTACTTGAATTCGATTCCACCGGGAGTCAGTGATAGGTAGACAAGATCAACAAGTGGCGGACCCTCGAAATCTGTCTGCGGCTCGAGAGTTAGATACTCTGTATCAGTATCCGCATACTCAAGTTCCTCAGAAATCGACGGAGTAAGAATGATGTACTCAACATCGGTATCCTCGGTTGTTAGAGTATCCGTTCCGGACGGCGTGTATGTGAGAGCTACCGTATCTGCATCACTGTACTCATGTGCTATGTAGTCTGTACTGTTCGGAGTTAGTCGGAAGTCCTCGATATCCGAATCTGTAGCTTGTATCGTCTCGTCAGTGGAAGGCACCAATAGAAGCGACTCGGTGGCAGAGTCGAATGTTTGCCCTGAGAGGGATTCATCGGCTGATGGAGTGAGTCTAAAATCTTCTCTTCCTGAATCAACAAGGTCTGCAATGTCTGTATCAGAAGGCGTAAGTGCAAGTACCTCTGTGGATGCGTCAATTGTCTGTTGAGTGTCTGATCCAGATGGTACAAGGCTGAGTCCTGTAGTGTCTGAATCTGTGTAGACGACTGAATAGACGTCGGTTCCGGATGGGACGAGTCCAAATGTCTCAACTCCTACGTCTTGCGCCGCTTGCGCCTCTGTTCCTGACGGTGTAATTTGGAGGTCTGTTCTTCCCGAATCAGATAGCGTCGCAGTATCGTCACTAATTGGTTGAAGGAGAAGAGTCTCTGTCGCAGAGTCAACTCCTGATTGAATATCTGTTCCAGATGCTTCAAGGCTAAGTCTTTCTGTTTCGGTATCTGTCCCTTGGACATTTTCATCTCCTGATGGTGTAAGTGCAAATAGCTCAGTTTCGGCATCAGTGTATCCAGAACCACCCGGAGTGTAGACTTCTGTTGAATCCGGAGTTAGTGCAAGTGATTCAGTTGCCGCATCAAATGTAGTATGTTCCTCAGTTGCACTAGGAGTCAAAACTAGAGATTGTGTTGCGGCGTCTACATATTCTGAAACGTCTGTTCCCGAAGGAACAAGCGACAACGTTTCAGTGGCGGCATCTGCAAACGCCGCAACCTCTGCTGCACTTGGAGTAAGCGCAAAAGTTTCGGTTGAAGCATCGACAAATTGTGCAGTCTCCGTTGCCGACGGAGTTAGCGCAAATACCTCTGTTCCTGTATCTACAAACTGAGCAGATTCAGTTGCAGAAGCAGTCAGAGCTAGTGCCTCTGTCGAAGCATCAACAAACTGGGCATTCTCAGTAGCCGATGGAGTTAGGCTAAGACTCTCAGTTGCGGAGTCTGTGTAGATTGTTCCCGTACTCTCAGGAAAGACGCCAGTTGCAATTAGCGTCACATCTGGATTGACTGCCCATGTTCCTGAGTTGGTATCAGTTCCAGAAGTATTCTCAAGCTTGCGGTTATTTGAGACTGTAAAGTTAAATGTACCAGTTCTAGTTTGCTCATTATCCTCGACAGTACCTCCACTCGGAGCACTAGCTAGTGACGAGCCACCATTCTCAGCAATAGCAACAGAGAATAGAAGTGACTCACCGGATGAGGGCTTTGTCATTGATCCAGAAGCCCAGGTTCCAGTAGATCCGAATGGGAATGCGGCTTGAATATCAGTTGAGCCTAGCTGAGTACTCCAACCATTCACGGATGTATAGGAGGATGCGACTCCGCACCAATCGTAGAATCCACCAGTTATCGCACAGGTGATAACTGTACCAGCAGGAAGATGATTTCCTGGCGGAAGATCAGCATAGAAGCAAGCAGCATAGATATTGTTTCCATGCTCACGTTCGGCCCACTTAGTCCAAGTCAGACCTAAGCCTGAATTGTCACTACAAGCACCAGCCGAATCTGTACCTCCTCCTTCTGCTGTCGCAAATGAAGCAAAGACTCTAGCACCATCAGCCGTATCGACTAGTGTTGTAATAGTAATGTCAGGAGACGTACCTCCTGCATCACCACCATTCTTTCCAAGATTTGCAACATCTAGCTCGATATTCGTACTTGCGGTATAGGTATCAGAGCCACTAGGAGTTAGCGCAAATATCTCCGTATCTGCATCTGTGTACTCTTTTGCCTTTAGATCGGTTCCACTCGGAGTGAGTGCAAGCCCCTCAGTACCACTATCTGCAAACTGTGCAGCTTCGGTTGCACTAGGAGTTAGCGCCAAACTCAGTGTATTAGAATCAGTGACAGGAGCATTTTGGAACGCCATAGAGATAGCAAGGTATCTCGCGGCAGTCGTATTCGATGGTGCAACTGTTACGCTTGCTTGTGATCCAGCAGCACCACCGAAATTGTCCTGAACGTGTAACTGTCCACCAAGTCGAGTAGTAGACCCCGCATCTTCCCTTTCGTTCCATCCTCCTGTCGGAGTGAACGTATCTACTGCGTCTCTAAATCTTGCAAGGAATCTCAGAATCAGAGCACCCTGCGTTCCAGTAGTGATTGCAGGGTATGTGCAGGTCGTCGTGCCAGAGGCATCATTTACTGTAGTCGTACCATCTTCAACCGGAGCGCCGGCAGTTACAGTGATGCCTGAATAGCAAGTGATGTAGGCACCCCACAAATCTCCAGATGTTCCAGTTGTACCTGAGCAGGCTACGCTAGGTGCAGACTCAGTACCATCGACAATTCGATAGTACACCCAAATTCTGCCACCACTGGCAGTACCGGAAGTCTTAGGAAATTCTGAAAGAAGTGTATAGCCAGATGGGGCAGTCGTTACTGTTGCTGTGATTAGCTGGTTGAAGATAATACAGAACAGTACCGATCCAACTGGTCGTGTCGCAGGCAGAGGAACTGAAATTGCGTTGTTATTGTTCGCATTGCAAAATACAGTTCCACCGTCTGATTGGAAAGCTGCTGCCACTAGATCAGATAGAAGTCAAACGGTCCAATTAGAGGAATTTCGGGACTAATCGTGAACTGCCCCCACAGCAGGTAATGGCTAAATGCCCAAGTCCCGACCGTTGTGTCAACTAGGCAGTAAAGGGTCATATCGACAGCAAGCCCAGATACGAGGTTGTACATCGTATCTGTCAGAGTCGAATCCTTCACCGTGTACTTTGGTGAGTGAGTCGAAAGATCCGTAATCTGAGCAGCCACGTCTGTTACTTCAATCAGGAGGTACTGCTTTGTACCTCTCGCAATTTGGTTTCCTCCTACAAGATCAGGCATTTAACATGCAAACCCTTCTCCGACTCCGAGGAATAGACCTTCCCATCGGCCTTGATTAAATCCACTCCATCTATTTCGGTACTCACCTTCCCATCGTGAATCAAGGAATCCCTCAAACTCTACCTTTTCGGGACAGTAGTGGTCTGTGGCACTAGGAGACAAGACTACTCGCGTAGTGCCACTGTCAATTGACTCTCGAAAGTCCTCACCACTTGCTACGAGTGCTAGGACTTCCGTATTCGTATCTGTGTACTCCCTGACTAGAATATCTGTGCCACTCGGAGTTATGTGAAATAGCTCAGTTCCTGCATCTGTGGAAGCACCGAGAGTTTCTGTGCCAGAGGGAGTAAGATGAAAGTCCTCAGTAAATGCATCAACAAACTGAGCAGTCTCGGCGGCACTCGGAGTCAGCGTTAGCGTTTCTGTAGCTGAATCACTTGTAACAGTCCCTGTTGGGGGAGCTACAAATTGGGCAAAGTGTCGAGTGCTAGAAGCCACTAGCCGTCCTGGTAATTCCTGCGAGATATACGCCAGTGTTAGAAACTGCTGCATAGGTAGCATCTGTCGGAAGTGGTACAGCCGATGCTTCCTGATAAACTCCCGACTGCTTCTCAGCCGCCACAGAGACTAGATTTCCGAATGCCTGGTTTGCAGTTGCAGCAGAATGAGAAAGACCAAGCATGTACTGGACATTTGGTTCTAGTAGAATCTCTGTTCCCGGTGTAACGTACTGCAACTGTGAATTGCCCGATCCGGCTGTAGATCCCGATGCGTAGATTCCTGTACCGTTCCAGTAGTATAGGCCAATTGACCAGTTCCCGCCGGCGGCTGAACCATTAGTCCAGAACAGCCGCTTTACTACATAGTGGAATGGAACCGAGAAAGGCCAGTAGAGGGCAAGATTGGCAGAAGGCCATGCAGCACTAGCCGGATTGCCATAACCTGAAACTAGGTGATTATCTACTCCACCTAGGAAATACTTGCCCCATGTGTGAATATGAGTTGGCCCTGGATACTCAGTAGACGGAAAGTCTGTCATTCCAGTGTACTCCAGAATAGGAAGCAGACGTGCGGGAAGTTGAGATTTGCGGGAACACCACCAGCGAATACAGCAGGGTCAGGAAGTGGAAATGCACTCGCTTGGCTCATACATCCACAAGCCTGAGCAGTCGCACCGTTTAACCCTGGTGATGACTGAATTCGGTATGTCGCAGTTGTGCTATCGGAAGCAAATCCAGCATAGTAAGTCCCACGATCTAGAACAGTGTCGGTAATGTTGACCGACTGCGAAGAGTTGGTTCCTGATTGTGCTGTACTTCCACTCGATACCAGCCTATTCAGCCACTCGTCGTAAAGACCAACATCGAAGTTTCCTGCAACTGTTGCACCATTACGAACGACTGCTTGATAGATCGTAACTCTTCGAGTAACCTCGATAGGCATGTAATAAGCGATATTCTGACCGGGTGCAACACCGGCCATTGTACCGCTTACGCCTGTGATCCAATCTCCAATAGCCGTATCTGTATAGCTCCCCAAAATACCGGCCATGACTCCTGAATCTAGCGTCTCAGGATAATCACCCAATTTGGAGAACCTTCCAAGGGAAGTTCCGGCTTGTACCCTTTGTCTGTTTTAGGGTAAACCTGAGTGCGCCAGAATCGGTTAGCTCGTTTGAGATTGGAACGCTGATCTTGATTAGATCATCCGCATTCTGTGCATTCATGTATCTCTTGAAGTACGCAACCCTTCGCGTACCTCCCGTGAGAACCATCGCATACACCCGCAATTCCAAAACGTCACCATCGACCATATTGACCGTATCTACTTCAAGCAGAAACGATCCAGCAACGTTTACGTCGCTAAGTGTATGTTCAGTTGTTACTGTAGCAGTCTGAGTACCGCTACCAAACGCTGAAACTGACATTTAGCTCAGCCAGCCTTGATAGCAGGTGTAACCTTCTCAGTATCGCCGTTTGCAAACGTTCTAGTTGCAGCCGTATCTCCTGCGAAGTACGGATTTCCTGCATTCAGGGTAGAACCATCTGTCAGCACCCAGGAGTTAGCTCCATTTGGTGAGGGTGCGCCCGAGAATGCACCAAACGTGACCTGATCGGCAGTTGTGGTCTGTCCTCCAGTGCTTGTCGTGTTATCAAACGTTGAAGTTCCCCAGTCAATTCCAGCCTGGTTGATAGACTTAGCGATAGTCTGTCGGGCATATCCATTTGCAGTTGATGCTCCGATTTCATTGATATTCGTCCCCGATACCGTCGCCGACCAAACACTGTTTCGAGCCATAGAGCTAACTGCAATGGTACTAAGTCCAATCGTCCAAGACGATGGAGGCGTAACCGATCCTGAGTTGCCCATAACGTAATCCGTTACGAGCTTGCTCATCTGCTGAAATGCCAAAACTGCACACATTATTCGATGATCCCTTCTCTCAGTGCAATAGCGATTGCATGTGCTGTGTTCTTTGCCCTCAACGCAAACCGCGCTTTCTTCAAATACGTCATCACGGTGTAGAACGCAATTCCCAATGTCTGAGCTACCATCTCAGTCGTCATTCCATGACTCATTAGTGCTAGACACTGTGCCTCTCTCGGAGTCAGACTTCCTGTTCGCCGCCTTTCAAACATTTCAATCCGACCCGCATCTGGAATCCGTCCATCTAACAGTTGTTCTGGAACAATCGGCAACTCTGCCAAATTGTTCAAGAGTCTTTGAGGAACCTCCCTATCGTAGTACCACTCTGGGTCATGTTGCTCGGCGGCCAACTACCCCCCTTTATAGATCGAGCGCCAACTCCCTCTCTTCCTTCATCTTGTACTGCGAATCATGCACACCAACATCATCAGCGTGTGGATTGGCAAGTTCACGAACCCTGGCCGCCAAATCCATCACGTTCACTACTTCTCCCTGGCCCTTCATAATCTCATCAAGCGCCTTCTTTGCAACATCCTTGCTCATGGTCATATCCTGACCATAATCCCCAGGGTGCTGATCGTAAGCAAGCACCTTAACTACTCTTTCTGCCGGGTGTCCAGTAGGTCCACCTGGCTGACCAGTCGTAGCCTTTTGATGCTGAGCCGTCACAGCAGCAATTGCTGCCTCATCATCAGGGTACTCAGCAACCGACTTACTACCAGTCTCGTAAATTACCTCATAAAACGGCAAAGCTTCCTCCCTATACGAAGAACGCAACAACGAAGATCAAGCAAAGCACCAACAACCACAGGGGCAAATGTGCGGCTAGCACGATAATCAGCCAAGCCACCGCGAGTACCAACAAGACGGCCAGTAACACGCTAATTTTGAGAACCTCCTTCCGCATTTATGTAATGGTCAGGTACGTTTATACTCGAAATCTCTACCGCTGCAATTATGTCGCTTCGATTACACAAAGTCTCAATCGCCTTACCCAACACTATGGCCTGTTCTTCATCCTCTTCTCTCATGCACACACTAACGACTGTCAATCTCATGCGTCCTCATCAATGACGTACTGCTCTACTCTTTCCGTAGCTCGATAGCCTAGCGCAGTTGCTATGACACCATAAGCCGCAAAAGCTAGTGCTTCCATCGAGACAATGAAGATCGCAGTTGAGTCCGGCTTGGATATAGCTAACCAATAGATCGTTTGCAAAATCGTCAGCAGGAGCATCAGGACTCCCATGAACATCTGTCCGTGAGAGCCAAATATCTGTCTCAGCATTCAGCGTCATCTTGTGGGATCGGTGAACTCTCAAACAACGCTTGCTCTGTCTCATTATTGGTAACTGCATCCAAAACAGGGATAACACCATATGCCGCCAGTTTCTTAGCAGCCTCCGGGGTCATGGAGAGGCCACTAATTCGCAACATATGGTGTTCCCTGTCACTGTGGGCTTTGGCATGCTTTGCGGCCCATGCCTCTCGGTTTTCAAGTGCCCACAATTCGTTCAAACCTGAGCGGTCCAATTCGCTCTGAAAGACCCTTCCGCAAATTAGGCAAGCCCGAAAAGGCTTATCCGGTTCAAAGTTTAAGCCTTCTAAGCTTTGAAGCCCTACTGCAAATCCTGAACTAATCATTCGCAGTTAGCTGACCAATCAGATCATCAAGAGTCGTACCTGCATTTTTCGCCGGCGCTGACCGACCGAAGATAAATTCAAATGCAAACTTAATCGCTGCAAGCTGATCGCTTTCCTTTTCAGCATGTTTAGCGATGTAGTTTAGCTGCTTTGCCAAAGCTGGCATTTCTTCGACAAACAGCTTAGTCGTCAATTCCTTGATGTGTTCCTTGTCAGTTACATCCTTGGCGAATTCCTCGCCAATTGCATCTTCGTAGCTTTTCAGTCTTTCGATGAAGTCGCTAGCCACCTGTAAACCCCCTGTCTAGGTACACGCGCGAGAGAGTAAACGACACGGAGGTTGTTACTAGTACATAATACACTTTTCAAATTTCAGAATCGGTCCATATGCTCGATAGTCGTCGTTGCGGCGGGTTGCCTGCGATAGAGTTCCTAGTGCAAGTGATATGGAAGTTCGATAGGAAAGGGGTTCGCCCGATATGGCCGACAAACGAAGTCACGCAACTGATCCCGAGACACTGCGCGCAATTCCAGCAGTCAACGGTACTCGGATCGGTGGGACACGAAAGCCCCGAACACGCACTAAGGCACTGTCAGATTGCATCTCCTACAATGTCAACGATCCCGACAATGTGAGCATCTTCCACGCGAAGCGCGGTCGCAAGCAACGATCGGCCCGCATCGTAGAAGTCAGGGACACGAGGATTCAGAGGGATCGGGCACTGGCCGCGAAGATCGGGACAATCCATCAGGAGGAGGGGCTGTAAAGCCCCTCACCCTCCCTCAGAAAGGGGTGACTGTGTACTACATCGTCACAGTGCGAGACTCGGACGAAATCCCACTCGGAGCGACTACCGTAAAAGTTGGGTTCGGTCGAACAATCATCGACTGGCTGAACGATCACGAATTGATTGATCCTGGC